GTTACATTACCAATCTCAATATATCCATTATTTGCTGCATTTCTAATTTTTAAAAGGTTAGAAGTTGTATTAACAGATAATTGAAAAGCAACATTTGCACTAGGGTCACTACTGCCACTATTTAATGTTTGTACTGCACCTAAAACACCATTTAACGCACTTCTTACATTTGCTCCTGTATCGTTAGCAATCGTATATGTGCTGACCTGTGACATAACTAAATTACTTTACTTTAATTTTAAGCACCTTTACCAAATCCTACCGCAGAATAGTTAAAATTTCTACTAATACTTGCATTTGATGAGTTTTTGAAATGGACAGTAAAACCAGTACCAGATACACTTGTTACTTCAAAATAATCTCCACTTGCCATATTCTGTGCAGTAATACCAATAGAAGGTAGGCTACTGTTTACACCATTTAATGAAGAAGTACCTGTAAAAAATGGTTTATCAAATGTAATGCTTTTAGCACCTGCACCACTACTTATTGCTGTAGCACTTTGTTCTGTTCTTCTTTGAAACGTAGCTGTATAACCTAGTTGTGTCACTTTTATATCCTGTGCAGGGTCACTACTTGTTAACTTTGCTCTAAATTGTAAACCTCTCGCTTTATATGTACCATTAGCAAAAGTTTGAAATGCAGAATAGGTAGGTGAGCCAGATGGGTCTGTTTGTGTTGTTCTTACAAGTAATTCAGCATTTACTGCAGTAGCTTCTGTACCATCAAAATCTGTATAGTCATCTATTAAACCTCTAGCATCTAATAAATTACTAGGTAAAAAACCTTCTGTTAAAAAGTGTCTTTGCAGGTCTATAGAAAATACACCACCTAAATCTAATGTTGTAGCAAAATCATAAGTACCTAAAGGTAAAATTCCACCAAAATCATCTAATGAAAGAACAGCATCAAAATCTGTAATGTCGTCAAAATTACCACCACCTGCAAGATTAAGACTATTTGTAGTTGCATCAAAAGACACGTTAGTTTTTGTACCCTGGAATTTTGGACTATCTGTATCTTCTCTCCTTGTCTGTGCTAATAAAGAACCTTGTGTATCTGGTAAATCTAAAATTATTGATGTTGAACTAGCACTTAAATTACCAGAATCATCTGCAAACCTAAGTAAATATTCACCTTCTAATCTAGGTACAGTAGCTTCTGTTGTATTACCTGCTAATGCTTCTATAAGGTCTACTGAATTAGAAAAGGTAGCAGCACCAGATGCATCTGTAGAATGACGTACATATACCCTACCACCATGTGTTACGTCTACATCTGTAGATAAATCCCACCTTAGTCTTATTAGTTTATCTGATATTGGTTCTGCTGTAAGGTTTTGTACATTTGCAGGTACAGCAGTTTTACCAACAGCATTAAATGTAATATCAGAAGATGTTGCACTAATCTCTAATGCTGCATTATATGCAAACACTTGTATCTCATAAACACCTTTTTCAGTATTAAAAATTTCATAATCTGGTCTACTTACTGTTTGTGATGTGTAGTTACCATTATTAAATCTATAGTTAACCTGATACTGTGTAACACCTGTAATGGGTTGCCAACTAATTATTAATTTTGCTACTGCCTGATTATTAATTACTACTATTTTTTCATTAGCTACAACATTATTAGGTGGGTCTACAGGTTGGTTTAGTATAGATACTGTTCTTGTAGGTAAAGCAGTTCCATCTTCTATAAATGCATATTTTTCTGGTACGTAAGATAAAGCACTAATTGAATAAGTTATATCATCTTGTTCTTCTACAGCTACTACCCTAAATTTTTGTGCAACAACTGTTGTATCTTGTATTAACCAAATTGTATTAACATTAGGTGTTGTACTAAATGCACTATCAACACTAACTACAGCACCAGATACACCTGTTACATTCTTAGTTTCTACTGTGCCATCAGGCATGATAACGCTTATTGTAGGGCTGTTTGTTGTAGGTAAATCAGTATTAGCAGTATCATCTACAGTTATGGTTGTTGTTGTAGCTGAATTGACCCTTCCACCTCTACGTACACCTGCCCTTACAGGGTCATTTATTTCTATAACTGCACCAGGTCTAACTACAAAACCACTATCTATTGATGTTGTAAAATTAACTACTTCACTCTCATTTTGTTCTGCAAATAATATTGCTCTACCTAATCTTGCAGCCTGACCCCTTGATGTACACGCAAATGCTTTTACTTGCTTCAAATTAACACCTATCTTACTTACAGCAGTACTATCTTCTACAACCTCAAAATCTATTTCCTGTGTGTCCATATTAAAGTATGAAACACTTACTACACTATGTCTTTGTTTTAAATCACTTCCTGTATAGTTAAATCCATTATCAGTTACATTAGATAAATTAAACAAATAACTAGCATCTGTTGGTTTATCTTGCGTTATCGTCATAGCACCTGCTGACCAGATAGGCATACAACGCATTACACCTGACAAGTCATTAATTAAATTAAATGCTTCATCTGCAGATTGTAAAAGCACATTACAAGAAAATCTAGCTTCCTGACCACCTAAACCATCATCTACAAGTGTATTTGCATATTTTGATGCACTTACAAAAGAAAACAAATCTAATGATGCATCTGTTATATGATTTCCCAGCCCATACCTAGTGTTTGTGAGCAAATCGAGTAGCACCATACTCGGACAGTTACAATAAGTTGCTGCACCCATTACTCCATTAAATATATAGCCAGTTGGGTATACAATTCTGCCAGTTGCACTATCAACAGTAGGTGTACCTGAGCTATTAGCACCTGCACCTGGTATTCTTACTTTTACACCTCTTATCCTGTATTTTCTTCTAGGTATAGAACTAAATTGTTGTGAGTCTAAACGTAAAGATAAATATGCACTATTAGGGTAGGTTTGTTTATCGTCTATTATCTGTGAAAAACTTGTCCATTGAAATGCATTTATTAATGATGCTGATGTACTATCATCAGTTACCCTAACTACTCTAATATCAACAGGAAAAGCACCTGTAATATTTACCCTGTAATCTTTTTGGTATGCATCAGCAGTTCTACCTGTAATAGTATCAGTAATAACTGTTGTATATCCACCACTATTATATTGAACTAACACCTGTAAGGTAATTGAAGAACCTAATAAATCACCATTTTCTCTTGCTTCTTGCATTTGTGGTAATGTAATTGTTACCTTTATTGCATCTACATCTGTATTAGTAATAGTTCTTGTTACAGGTGTTGCTTTTGTGACCACTACTCCTACAGATGTTGTAGATTCTGAACTTTCAATACCAGGTATATGTGTTTGATTAGCAGTACCAAATCTAGGTGTAAAGTCTACATTTTGAAAATTGAAATCAGCAGTATTAGGACTAGATGATGATGCAGTAGATTTTAATACAGCAGTATCATTAAGAAAAACATCTTTTAAACAGGCATTGTTATATGCAGTTGTACCTTTTGTAAGTCCTTCTTTTGATGGTGATGCAAAACCTTCTATCTCTCCTTCTGATACAAGATCAAGAAAACTTGCAAAACTTCTACTATGTAAGGTATCTGGTGTTCTTGTAGGTTGTGGTGGTTGTGGTGGTGATGGTCTACCACCTGCACCCTGTATAATTTTTTTTGTCATGCCCTTACCTGTTCATTATCTATACCTGCACTTATGACAACACTACCTGTAAATATTTCACCATATACTATAGGGTGGCTACTTCCACTTCGACTAGACTGCTGAATGCCACTAAAACCGAATGATATTCTAGGGTCTTGTTCATTTTTAAATTCTTGTGGTTTTGGTAGAGGAAATAACATTTCACTTACACCACTTAACACCATGCTTGCACCAATACCAACAGCTAATGTACCAACACCTATAGAACCTGCACCTAATCCAAAAGTACCTATTGCAGCACCACCAAATCCACCTGTGGCAACAGTTAAACCTATTAATGCTGCACCACCTATTATCCTACCTACTGAGCCACCTGCACCAGTTATTACAGGTATAAAACTTATATCTTCTAAACCAATAGGGTTATTTATTTCTGATTCTTCTATTTCATAATTATTTACTAGAATTTTAAAATATCTTTGTGACATATAGGATTCTGTTTTTGGAAAGTTATTTATCAAAAAACTAACAGCTTGTCTAACAGAATGTAATTTTACATCAAATTCTTTATGTCCTACAAAATCTGCAAAATCACCATATAATTTAAGTTTAGTTAACATACCTGTACCTCTTTCCTGTACATTTTAATAACCATTGGTTATAAGGTTCTTTTGTACTAAGTCTATCTGCTAAATGGTGCAATACATCACCATCTATAAAAACCGCTACATGATTTAAACCATTTGCAAGTATTGACATAAATAACAAGTCCCCATTCTGTAACTTATCTTCGGGTTTCAATTCAACAAAACCTGTATCTGCTGCACATTTTTCAAACATAGGATTTTTTATAAATTCTTCTGGTGTTGTAGGTCTTTCCCAATCTCTTAAAATAATATTTTTGTTTTCCCTATAATAATCTCTAACTAATGACCAACAATCTGTAACACCCCATACCCATTGTCTACCTATTAGTGGTGGTTTATATCCTGTAGGCTCACAATAGCCCCATTTTTCTGTTTTTGGATTAACAATATGCCATTTTAAACCACTTTGCTCACAAGATACTTTATCTGCCTGTGAGGGTGATGGTGGTGTAACAGGGTGACTATGAACAATAGCTGTTATTTCACCTAATGCATCTGCTTTTACATAATCTTCTGGGTCTAAAATAAAGCATTGTTGACTATATGTTGATAAGTTATTACATGGGTAATATTGTTCTTTTCCTTTTATTACAATCAAAACACCAACTGATTCTCTAGGGTCTTGTTCTTTTGCGTGTTTTAGTGCTGCGTCTTTCCAGGTCATGCGATAAATGTACCAATACTAGGAAATAAATCTCTTGTACATTGTCTACCTATTCTTACACCTGCTAAATCAAAAGGTGCAGCCAATTCAAAAGATACAATATCTCTATTTTCTGCAGATTTTCTTGCAATAGTATATGTAATAACCTCTTTTGCAGTAGCATCTGGAGTACCGAATGGGTTTACCTGTTGTGTAGAAGTTGTAGTAGTAGTTTGCGTTGTTGTATTAGGGTTGTTCATTGTTATCGTATTACCCATGCCATTACCATGTACTGTGCAGTAATATCTAAGGTCACTAGGTGCAGAAGGGTATGCAGGTTGGTATACAACAGTAGCATCTGTACCTAAAGTACCTGTATTAGTTGTTGTTTGTTGTCCACCTGCATCTGATTTTATTCTTAATGGGTGTCCTACATTACTGCTATGTGATTGGTTAAAAGTATATGTACTACCACGTTTCATTGTTATTACAGGTTT